ATGAGTGCAACGCCAAGGAACGCAAAGCTCAGCCGATTGATTTGCGACAAGGAGTTTCGAAAGAGTGAGGCGCGCAGGGCCTCCCTTGAGCTCGATCGCTTATGGCGAGCCTTGCCGAAAAAGCGGAACGCCTCTGTCGACGTAATCGACTTCTTTTCTGGTTGCGGTGGTATGTCCGCCGGGTTTCTCGCTACAAATGCCATTGCCCCAATCTACAACCTTGCGATGGCAGTGGACTTAGATCGAGACGCCAATGAGACGTACGCTCGCAACATTGGCGTCCAGCCGCAACCGCTTGACGTGGCTCATCTCGCGCAGCGACCTCGGCAAGCCGCCGATCTTATCCGAAAATATCGAACCTCTGCGAAAACCCCTCTCGTGTTAATCGGATGTGCCCCTTGTCAGGGGTTTTCCTCGCACAGAAATGCATCCGGCCAAACCGACCTAAGAAATTCGCTTTTTGTCTCATTTGCAAAGATCGCCGTCGAGGTCGGGCCTGATGTCATAATCATGGAAAATGTTCCCGAGATACTAAGCGACAGATATTGGCCTCTAGTAGCTGAGAGCCGTAAGACATTGGAAAAGGCCGGGTACGTTTCGCGTATCATCGTGCACGATATGGCTGAATTTGGAGTGCCTCAACAACGCTTTCGCGCACTTATGATCGCCATGAAGAGACCGTTCATAATGCCTTCCGGCTTTTTGAGCCGCGGCAATTATCGGACAGTCCGAGACGCGATAGGCAATTTGCCCAAGGTACAACCCGGCGAAACCTGTCCGAATGATCCGATGCACTACACCGCCGGCCATAGGGCTTCGACAGTTGAAACGATTATGGCTGTGCCGCTTAATGGCGGGAGCCGCCCCTGGCACGTCGGGCCTGAGTGCCTTAGAAGAGCTGCTGCCAAGCAGGGCCGCGCCGCATACGAGGACGTATACGGACGGCTTTGGTGGGATCGACCGGCCATCACTGTCACCGCTTACGCCCGCAATCCCGCAAGCGGTAGATACGTGCATCCTGAACAGCATCGCGGACTATCGATACGGGAAGCCGCCCTGCTTCAGGGTTTTCCACGAGATTATGTTTTCTGTGGAGGCTTTGATTCTCGATTTCGTCAAATTGGAAATGCGGTTCCCCCAGCATTCGCAGCGTTCTTGGCAGTGCATTTGATAGGCGAGCTATTTCGGAGGAAGGGAGCTACAGTTCACGAGGATCTGGATCGGACTGACATTATCGGCTCCATTGGCCCTTCCTTTTCGAGATTGATTCCGTCGTTGAAGGCCGGCCACAGGAAGATTGCGGCTGGAACAGCCGAAGCAGCCGCGATGAGAGTTGGATGACACTGCGCGCCATAGACCTGTTTGCTGGAGCGGGTGGACTCTCGCGCGGGCTGAACGACGCTGGGTTTGAGATTGTAGCAGCAGCGGAGAACTGGAGACCCGCAATTCGGAGCTACTCTGAGAATTTTCCTCGTCATCTCGTGATTGACGACGACTTGGGACATTCGACGTCGGAATTACTGAAAACACTAAAGTCTGTCAGTCCGATCGACCTATTAGTGGGAGGCCCTCCTTGCCAGGGCTTTTCGATCCAGCGGATTGGTAACGACCACGACGACCGCAACACGCTTATTTATGCGTTTGCCGATATTGTAGCCGAACTGCGACCCCGCATGTTTTTAATGGAGAACGTCCCGGGACTGCTCGGTCACAGGGGGCGGAACATCGCCCAACAATTTATGCGCCGAGTGGCGAATTCGGGCTATGATCTGGAGACTAGCGTAGTGGACGCGGCGTCGTTTGGTGTGCCGCAAATCAGGCGTCGCGTCATATTTGTCGGTTGGTTACGTGAACTGCTCCCGCGCTTCGATTTTCCTGAGCCGATACTACAAGAGGGGGAGTATCGTACTGTCGATCAGGCGATTGGCGACCTCCCTCCCCCTCCTGACGACTACTCGGCCTCGCCGAGTGATCCCTTACATCGGAAGATGAAGCTCTCGCCGCTGAACGTGGAGCGGCTAAGGCTAATTCCTCCGGGCGGTGGATTCGAAAGCTTGCCAGTTCGACTTCGCGTGAACTGCCACAAAGCGGGTGCCGATAGAATCGGGCACCGCGCCGTTTATGGCCGGCTGGATGGCAATCGCCCAGCAAATACAATTACGGCAAGGTTTGACAGTTTTACACGAGGACGTTTTGCCCATCCGAGACAGGATCGCAATATCACTTTACGTGAGGGGGCTCGTTTGCAGAGCTTTCCCGATGATCACATCTTCTATGGCACTCAGGAAGAAATCGCTGCACAAATAGGAAACGCCGTTCCACCACTCTTGGCAGTGCGTCTAGCTACTTCATTGCGCGACAATTTAACCAAAAAAGTTAGCCAGGCCGGAAACTCGCGGCAGGGGACATTGCTACAGCGATTCGCGTCGTTCACTTGACCAACGACGCCTTAATAGCTTGAGTCGGCAAGTCGTCATCGACGGTGAGTCGAGGTGCCTTGGAGCTGCTCCTTCCGTTCGACATTTCGCCTCTTTCCCAAAAATAACGGGATGAGAGACCTGGTGGACGTCTTCTTGGACGGCGACGGAATGGCTCCGGACACCGTGTTGAGCGCGCTGCCTTATGATACCGCGCGTTCGCATTCTCCGGGCACAACGCCTGATCCTAAACGCTATCGAGATGGTCGACAGCTTCTTCGGACCGTCGGGTTGGTCTACGAGGAAGTTGTTGATGACACAAAGCTGCTCCGAGTGACTCCGCTCGGTAACGCCGTGAAGCGCTGGCGTCCGGTCATAAACGAAAAGAACGCCCCTGTTCTAGGCCGCCATGCAGCCCAAGCGCTCGCAGCCTGCCAGCTTCGCAATCCAACGCGCGAAGGAGGCGACTACGGATCGAATATCGTCGTCTTTCCCTTTGCGTTCATTTGGCGTGCCATGCTTGCCCTGGATGGCAATATATCCTCGGATGAACTGAACCGTGCGATCCTCAAGGTCAACACGGAAGACGACTTGATTGAGGCTATCGGCAAGATTCGTATTGCACGGTCGACTGGAGACCTGAGTGTGCTGGGCCCTGAAACAGTTCCCGAGCAGGCGAAAAACGACCGGATACTTGTTTGGATGGCCTGGGCTTCATTTGGCTGGACTCTCATCCAGGATAAGCGTGCCGCCGGAGGAATCTACTCCATTGTTCCAAACGCACGGAGACTAGTCTCTGACGCTGCTGCTATCCGACATCGGCATAAGGAGTTTCGTTCGGAGAGAGACTACATCGAGTATCTCTCGGCGTGCGCAGGATTACCGGAGGATATCAGGTGACAACTTATGGTCCCGCAACTGAACGGCAGATCGGCGCGGTCGTCGACGCCTGCGAACGATACGGCGCGACATCCATAATCACTCTCAGTGGCGTGCCGGCTACTGGGAAATCGTACATCGCTTCGATCGCCGCTCAACGACATGCAGGCGAACCGACGCGGGTTCGCGAAGTTCAATTTCACCAATCCTTCACATACGAGGAATTCATCGAGGGGCTTAGGATTGCGCCCGGCGGCGCCGTCGAGGCGTTGCCCGGGGTCTTTCTCGACTGGAACGAACGAGCGACAGAGGACGGGAAGCTCCGGTATGTGCTTTTGATTGAGGAACTGACACGCGCAAATCTTGGCTCGGTGTTGGGAGAACTCTTGACGTACGTCGAGCACAGGAACCGCCAATTTTTCAGTTTGTTCAGCCGGCGGGCAATCAGCGTTTCCCCGACGCTCACGATTATTGCGACATTCAATCCTGTCGACAGATCCGCAATCGATATGGACGACGCGCTTCTTCGACGCCTGCGGATCATCGACATGCCGCCCGACACTGAGCAGCTCACGGAGATGCTTGCGAACAATGGTGTGCCGCCGGCCATCGGAGAAGCGTTGCGGAGGGTCTTTGACGACAGCAAGGCCGCCTTTCCTTCGGAGTACGAAACGTTGATGCCATTCGGTCATGGAGTGTTCGCGGAAGTGCACAGCGAGGATGACCTCTATCCACTATGGCACCAGCGTATCCGCCGAATGCTCTATCGGCCGTTGCTCGACCCGCACGCGTTCGCAGAGACAATCGAAAAGGCATACCCCTGGAAGAATAAGGACTATCGCCTTCCTGTGTCAGGCAGTCCCGGATGATCGTGGCGGTCCCAGAACGCGGTTCTACGCTACTTAACGTCGAACAGTGGGCGTCACTTTCGTCCGATCACCGATTTTGGCAATTGGTGAGTTCGAACATCATTGGAATTGAGTCTGGAGGTGCCGGCAGGTGGATGCTTAAGGGCAGCTGCTACGTCGGCCGCGCCCTCATCGGCGACACACTCTTGGAGGTTTCTGAAAAATTCTCGAACTCCTTTGAAACTTTGGTTGGATTGGGCGCCCTAAAGGCGCCGAAAACGCTGCATGTTACTTCCCCAGTATCACCGTCCGCGGGATCGACGGCAATTCTTGTGTCGCTTTTCCTGCAAGCAGTTCGTACGTACCTATCGGGCAACAAGAGGAGCGTATACACGCAAGTGCCCGATGCCGGCGCGCTGATCGGCGGGCGGCTTTCCGTCAAGCGCACGATCCGGTTGCGTACAAGGGGAGCATCCCATCAGGCGGCTTTCGACCGACCGACGCTCTCAGCAGACGTGCCATTCAACAGGTGCCTTTATGCCGCCCTGCGCGAGGTCGAGCGGCTGAGCAAAGTTACCAAAATCTCAGCGTCAGATGTCGCCACAGCGCGCGCACTTCGCCTCGGGCTTTCTGAATGTCTCCCCAGCGTACTCATGTCGTATCCGGGTGAACTATCCGAAATCGCGTCCCGGGAGGCGATGTCAAATTATGCAAATCCGCAATTGCATAACGCGATTTCATTAGCAGGGGCAGTACTCGATGCCGCGGGCTTCGGCGGTGCGGAAGCTTGGAAGCGATCCGTAGAGCGCTCCTGGTTTGTGAATTTAGAAACCTTTTTTGAAGAGGCTGTCCGTCGTTCGGTTCAGGCAGCGCTTAGCGGGAGCGCCACAGTTTGTTCTGCAAAACAGCGCCCCAATATTTTTCGACCTCGAAGTCATCGCTATCGGGCTAACCCCGATTTAGTTATCTCAAATCACCAGACAGGAGCAGTCGTTATTGGCGACGCCAAATACAAGGACTTTTCGGATTGGCCGTCCCAATCGGATGTCTACGAATTGATTGCACACGCTTCAGCCTATGGAGCGGGCAAAGCTTTGCTGTTCTACCCTTCGGAGAGGGAGTTTATTTCTCGCCATCTCGGACTTTCCACAACCGGCTGTGACGTGTGGGCGTTTGGAATATCGTTTGGAGACTTTGCCGGTGATATTCGAAGTGCGCTTGAGATCAGCGGTCAACTGCCTGTGATCTCGAAAGATGCGAAAGTGAGCGCCTAGCTCGATATGGATAGGTTCAGCCCGCTCAAACGTAGCGAGATCATGTCGCGCGTTAAGAGCAGAGACACCAAGCCCGAACTTCGCGTTCGGCTCTATTTGCATGCGCGAGGACTCCGTTATCGGTTGCACGATGCGAGTTTACCTGGTCATCCGGACATAGTGTTCCCATCTCGACGCATTGTCGTTTTCGTCAATGGATGTTTTTGGCATGGGCACGCGAAGTGCAGGAAGGCTTCGATTCCTGCTACCCGCGTTGAGTTCTGGACTCAGAAAATCCTTAAAAACAAACAGCGCGATCGACGCGTCCGCCTGCATTTGAAGTCACTTGGTTGGTCAGTCAGAGTACTTTGGGAATGTTCGATTTGCACGGAAACGCTAGATAGATTGGCAAGCGAGATCAAAGGGGCGCCACGTCGGACGTTCCTTCAACCTGCCCAGCATAATGGCGCAAATCGTCGTCAAGTGACACAAGCGATACGGCCCTGAGCATCGGCTGTGACGTTTATTGAACCCGTTTGGTGGAGATGAGCAGCTGTTCATGGCTTCCGACTGCCACTGACGAGTTCGATTGTTATCCGGCGCGGTTGCGCGCCGACGCGCAACAGGCACAACAACCAGACTGCACAAGAAAATCGGGCGTTCCGTAACCGTCAGATTGTAGTCAATCAGAACTAGAATACCTGCCCCCGAGTATTAGGATACGAACAGTGTGACTTTGCGGCGGGTGCTGGTCGCTTGACGCTTCTAGTCCATTTGCTGCCCTGTAGTCTGCTTCTTGCCACTCGGATTATTTCGCTGACGTGATAAACCTCTGTGCCTTCTCAAGCCTCCGGACGCGGTCGCGCAAGATCTCGTCGCGCTTCACGTAACGGTCGATCAGGCGTTCGACCCGATCCTCCGACCAAGCCATCATGTCGGCGATTTCGCGCAAGGTGAAGCCGGCGCGGTAGAAGTTCGTCGCCGCCGTCCCGCGCAGGTCGTGGAAATGCAGGTCCTTGCCGTCCGGCCAAGCCTTCTGCATGGCCTTGTTCCAACTCGAACCGAACCCCTTCCAGGGCTTGCCATCTGAATTCGTCAGCACGGTCGTCGCCCGCTTCGGAATCTCCTTGAGCAGGGCGCGCAAATCCTTCGTCACGGGCACAACAGCGGTCCTACGGCGACGGCTCTTGCCGGTCTTGATCTCGATCGCGTGCGGGCCGACCTGGCCCCAGGCGAGCTTCAGAAGGTCTCCCTGGCGCAATCCCGTCTGGGCAGCCAGCTTCGCGGCCCAGGCGATTTCCTTGGACGTCGTCGGCCGGCTGCAGAGATGCTCGATGTCGGCGAAGGTCCAGATGATGTCCGCGCGATCGCTTTGGTAGATGTTCGGTATGCCTTCGCAGGGATTGGTCGACAGGCCGCCTTCGCCCACGGCATAGGACAGGACGCGGGAAAGCACCTGCTTCGCCGTGTCCGCGGCCCTCGGTCGGTCTCGCCACTCGTCTCGCCACTTGCGGATATCGACCCGGATAGACGGCCGGTCGAAAAGCCTCATCGAGAGCTTGCCGAACTTCGACTTGGCGGCATCGAGCCACGGCGACCAAACGCGCTGCGTGGATGGCGCCAGTGCCTCCCATTCGTCGCTCGCCTTGTACAATACAACCCACGCCGCGAAACGGCGCTTGTCGCATCCGGACGTCGGAATGCGGGCTTCGCAGAATTCGGCGTGAAACTCGGGTGTACCGTAGTCGGCCATGATGCGCGGGCCGCCACGCCAAGCGTAATAGTAGACCGCGCCGTTCGATTTGACGGTGTGGAGGCCTTTCAGGTCAACCATAACCATTTGCGCGACGGAATTCTGCCAGCTCCTGGTCCAGACTCGCCTCGCCGCTTCCCAAAGTCAAATTCCCGCCGTCGGTAGTAATGATTCGCACTCTATCCGCGCTGATCTCGACGGCGGCGGCTTTCGCGCCCATGGACTGCAGAAACGCGGCGGCGCGATCATAATCGGCTTTCGTCACCTTGGCCTGTTTCTGATGCGAAGCGGGCATGCTCGCCTCACTTCTCTGCCAGCAGACGCCGCAGTGCCGCCGCCTCCGGCTGGTCGGGCTGGAGCACGACGAAATCGGGCCGTTCGACCTTCGCGACGAAGTCGTCGACTTCAAACGCCTCCTTCTCGAAACGGACGAAGGTGCAGACCACCTTGCCCGGTACCTTCCTGTCGTCGACGGCGATCAGAAAGCGCTGGCTCATGGAATCCTCCCCAGAAAGTTGCTCCCTCCCGTTCACGAGCGCGGTAACGATGCGCATCACGCGGCTCCCTTTGGTGCGGGCTGATCCGGGCCGCGGCCGGGCTTTGTGGTCTCGGATTGCACCGCCTGCTTGCCGATCCCGGCGCGCGTCAGCGTGACCGGCATCACCTTGTCGGGCGCCTTGGCGAGTGCTCCGCGCCCGTCGGTCAATTGGATTTCGTAGCCGGCGAGGTACATCCGGCCTTCCGCATCAAAGGCGAAATCCCAATCGCGGACGAAGCCCAGGCGGCCGTCGTTCGTTTCGACCGGGACGCCGCGGCGAATGATGCCGCGCGTAAGCTTTGTGAACGGAATGATCGTCGCGCTCACAGCAGGTCTCCAAACGCGGGTTGCCTCGGAAGGCCCGCGACTTTGGCGTAGGTGCGCAGCGCTTCGACGAAACGATCGTGCGCGCGGTCCCATCCCAGCGGGCGGATCAACGATTTGAGCGGCACGGCGCCGGCGCGTTCGAGGCGCGCGATCTCCGGTTCGCATCCTGAGCAGAGCTGCTTGAGTTCGGTCAGCTCGACGCAGTCGTGGATGCGCTGAAGCGGGGCGATCTCGGGGACCGGCGTCGGCAAGGGAAGGCCGAACGCCAGATACACGGCCTCGCGCAAAGCCGGCGCATGTCGCGGGTCATCGGAATAGCTGTTGGCCGCGTGATGCAGCAGACCGTAGAGCGCAGCCGTCGCGCCTTCTTCGCGCGCCATCTCGCCGGCCACGATGGCGCAATGCTGGGCCGCGGTATAAAGGCCGCGCGTAGCGCCGCGGAACATCGCCTGCTTGGAGAGATGCTCGGCAAGATCGCTTGCCAGGATCGAGGGTGGGAGTGGCGCCTCAAGACTGACTCGCCGACCGGAACAAGTGAACACCGTCGATTCGGAGGAATTGCCGGGATTCCGTGGCATTTCTTGCGCTCCCGCCTGTCGTTGCGGAAACGGTTGCGAAAATCGCAATTAATGTCAATGCGGAAATCGCAATTGTGCTTGTTGGTCGCAACTTGCTGCGGCGGCGCATTGCGAATCGCAAGGCTTCGGGAGCCTGGATTTTCAGCCGATGTAACGGCCGATCCAGATCACGCGTCCGATCACGTCGAGATCGTCCGGCGACAGGTTGTCGTAAACCGGCTGTGTCGGGTCCTCGCTTTTTACAGTCAGCGTCTTGTGGACCGGATGGGACGAAACGGAGCGCTTGAGAAGCACGTCGTCGATGCGAAGGATGTACGTCCCCTCACGGCGGGGATTGGTCTGCGTGGTGTCGACGAGCATTTGTTCGTCGCCGCATTCGAAGGCCACCAGGACGCGCGGATCGTTCGTCGCGCGTTCGAGCCAACGGCGATCGAACAGCATATAACGAAGCGGGATCGCATCTTCCAACGGCTGTCCCGGCTTTAGCTCCAGGCGCAGGTCGTAGACAGATACTGATGCGAAATCCGTCGGCGCCGGGGGCGGACCGTCCGCGAAACGTTCGGCACGGTCCGGAGCTCGCTCGCCCAGATAGCGTTCCACAAGCGGCAGCTCTGACGCTTTCAGCTGTCGCGTGCCCTTGGTCAGTCGATTTGCCGCAGCGGGGTCGAGGCCCAACGCGTCGGCAAGACCTTTTTGGGTTTTGCCCGTGCGCGCGAGCGCCTCAACGATCCATTGGCTTCGAAGTTCGTCGCTTCCCATCGTGATCACCACTGCGAAAACCGCAATTTCAAGAGATTGCGTTTATCGCAATACTCCTTGACATACAATTGCGATTTCCGCAACCTCACGAATCATGAGACCAGCCGAAGACGTCATTCGCAAATGCGGCGGCGGCAATTTCGCCAAGGGCGTTAACCTTATATCCGCTTGGACGGGCATCCACAAAACCCAGGTTTTTCGCTGGTCGCGCCCCGCCTCCGGCGGCGGTACCGGGGGCATGATTCCCGCGCAACACCAGCAGAAAATCCTCGATGCCGCCCGCCGGGAGAGCATTGCGCTTGGCCCGGAGGACTTCTTTGCGCAGGGAACCGAGGCCCCCGCACAGGTCAAAAAACCGCGCGACGGCACGATCCGCTCGAAGACCGACGTGATTGTCGTCGGAACGGGGCGCGACGGGCCCATCGCCTACCTCAACGGCCTGCTCGTCGATCTTGCAGTGGTGAAGCGGCGCATCCGGGACCTGGAGAGGGTTGCCGCATGAGCCGTCTTCGCTCCTCCGTAGCTTCACCGCGCGCCCGGACGTGGGCGTCATGAGTGACGCGGTCTCCGAGCTTTTGAAACAGGCGCACGTCGTCCTTGCCGAAAGGACGCCATCGTCAAATCGGACGAGACAAGCCTTGAACCTGATCGCGCATCTGCCGCGGCTCGAAAAGGACGAAATCGGACGCACCAAGTTCGCCATTGCGATGTCGTTGCGCGGGCTCTGCCTTAGCTTCCGCAGCGTGCCGGGGTGGATGCGAACAGAGGCGCTCGCCTGCATCGAGCACGGCACAACGTTGCTCGAAGGCCTCAACGACGCGCCGCAGGACACCGCTTACGACCGCTGGCTGAGGGAGTGACCCGGAAAAATTCCAGGCGGTCGCGTAACCGCCGCAAAGGAGGCGTGCGATGAAACGCATACGGACGAAATTGCTTGGAACTGTTTCGCACGATGCGATCGTGCGGGGCTGGATCGACGCCTGGAAAAACCGCGGGATGAACTGGGATCACCCGGTCATCTGATCATGGACGAAGAGAGCGAAATCCTGGAGGAAGCGGAACCGACGATCAGCCGGGCAGGGCAGCAGTGGCTCTCCCTGATGGCTGCGAGCGATGGTGCGCTGATCTGCGGCGCCTTCGGGCTGCCGTTCCCGGTCGACCCCGAATCCGAAGACATCCCAACGGCACTTGCACTGATGGACCTGGGCGTCTGCTCCGCCCGTGTCGTCCGCGAACCGCGCGAGAAGGGCCGTACCATCAAGGCGCGGCACGCATGGGAGAGCGACGAGACGGTCGTCGACTTGGCGCCACGTTGGCGTTTTGCCGATCCGAACGTCGAGACGGGGGAGTCGGCGATCGTCCTGCCGGTGCGGTCCGCGCGCATGGGCGAGTGGAACAGCAGTGCGTTCACACCACCCGGCGCTGCCGTCACCTCGTCGCTGGCGCGTTGCGGTGACGAGTCCTTCGCAGCCGACGTCGTCGATCTGATCGCCATTCCGCTCAACGGCGGCCGTCCGCTTTCCGCAACCGGACTTACGACCGCCGTCGGTGCGTGGCTCCCCGATGAGCGAGGGTCCCTGGGCATTTTCGCGAGCGGGCTGGGCTGGCTCAACCGACACCTGGGCCGGGCCCGAAAAATCGCGGAGGAGACGCCGCCTCACCTCGTCGCAAAGCTGTACGTCCCGTTCCCCGACCCCGAGGGCGTGCTGATGCTCGAACCGCGGGCGCTCGAATGGCGCGTGACGAAGACCGACTGCGTGGTTCCGCCGGCGGCAAGACGCGTCGTCTGCCCGGACTCCCGTGTGCTGGCCGAATTGATCGACGGGCTGGTGCGGCGGCGCGAACGCGCCCGTCCGCTGCCTGTCGTGTGCGGCCCGAAAGAGGAGGCTGCGTGAATGCTTCACGGGAAACTCTGCTCCAAGTGCCGTGTAAATCCACGTCGTTTGAGGGACTACTACTGCGAAGCCTGCCGCAAGACCTACAACAAGGAGGCCTGGGCCAAGCAGAAGAAGCGCCTCGACGCGATCCGCGCCGAACTGCGCGCGCCCGAGGCGATCATCGCTCGGATGAAGGCGACCCGTGACCGGCGGCTGGCGAACCGGACGCGGCGAGCTTAGCGCATGACAACGCGCGACCCATACGATGAAGAGGACGTCGAGCCGGTCGGAGGGCACGGCAAAAGGCGACGCGCCGCGCCGGCGGCCGACGTCGGCGACGACTCGGTAGAGGGCGATGGCATCGACCGCACGCTGGCGTTCAAGCGGGCCAACGATCGCGGCAACGCCGACCGGCTGATCGCGCGGCACGGCGAGGACATGTTCTACGTGCCGATGAACGGCTGGTTCATCTGGCGTGGGCACAGCTTCGAGCATGATCCGGAAGGCGACGAGGCGCTGATCCGCTGTCACCAGACGGCCGAGGCTATCTACGCCGAAGCGAGAGCGCTTGAAGCGAAGCCCGGGCGCACCTCGCCCGAGCGCATCGCGCAGCTGTTCAAATGGGCCGAGACGTCGGGCAACGAACCGAAGGCGCGTTCCATGCTGGCGGCGGCGCGCCCGTATCTTGCGAAGCGCCTCAACGAACTCGACTCCGATCCGTTTCTGGCGGCGTGTGAGAACGGAACGATCCTGCTGCGCAACCTGGTCGAGCAGAAGGCCAGTGAGCGGAAGGACCTCATCACGCGGCGGCTCGGCGTCCCGTTCGTCGAAGGCACACCGTGTCCGCGCTGGACCACCTTCCTCGAACGGGTCATGCCCGACCCGGAGCTGCGCGCGTTCCTCCAGCGCTGCGCCGGCTATTGGCTGACTGGTTCGACGCGCGAGGAGTGCATCTTCATTTTCTACGGCACCGGCCTCAACGGCAAATCGACTTTCGTCAACGTCGTCCGGCGCGTGATGGGCGGCTACGCCATGCACACGCCGGTCGCGACGTTCCTGGCGAAGCGGGAGGGCGGTTCGGGAAGCGAGCATTCGGCCGACGTGGCGCGCTTGGTGAACATCCGCCTACTGACCGTTTCCGAGCCGCCGCAGAGTGGGCGCCTCGACGAAAGCCGGATCAAGGACGTGACGTCGAAGGACCCGATCACGGCGCGGCACCTGCGCGAGGCCTTCTTCGAGTTCCTGTCGAAGTTCAAGGTCGTGCTGTCGACCAACCACTATCCGGTGATCCGCGGAACGGACTTCGGCATCTGGCGCCGCATCCGCATGGTGCCGTGGACCGTGACGATCCCCGAGGACGAGGTCGATCGCGAGCTGGAGGCGAAATTGGTCACTGAAGCGCCAGGCGTGCTGCAATGGATGCTGGACGGTGTCGAGGAGTGGTTGCGCATCGGGCTCGCCCCGCCCGAAAAGGCGCGCAACGCCGTCGAGGAATACCGCGCCGCGCAGGATCCCGTCGGCGAATTCCTCGCCGCGAAATGCGAGATCACCGGCGACTATCCGAGCCCGTCGACCGGAAGGCCCTACGAAGTCACGGCGAAGGCGATGCGCGACGCCTACAAGGCGTGGTGCGAGGAAGAAGGGCTCGATCCGATCAAGGGCAACGTGTTCGGGGCGCGTCTGCTCACGAAGGGCATCACCAAGCGCAAGACGAACGGCTGCACGGTCTATGTCGGCGTGCACCTGAATTGGGAGGCGACGTGATGGAGGCCGCCATCGTTCAGGGACGCGTAGGGAGGCAGGGAGGCTCGCGGATGGGAAAAGGGGCGTCCGTCCACAGTTTCGTTGTGGTCGCGTGGGCGCCTACATACAAGGGAGACTCCCAAAAACCTCCCTGCCTCCCCATGCCTCCCTGAGATGTCGAGAGGCGAAGATCATGGCAGATCAAAGCGGTAAGCATCGAGGGAGGGACGGGGAGATGTTTCCTGGGCCGTGTGCGCAGGCGCGCCCGCGTGCGAGCTACTACAAAGTCTCCCTGCCTCCCTACAGAAAAGAAAAAGTCCGAAAAGCTGTTACCGTTGAAGCGCTGCTGACCTGGGCCTATGTGCGCGAGAAGGTGCATCTGGCGCGCGACCCAGGACTTGGCACGGGCGCCGGGTTTCGGCCGCGTGGCTTTCCCGGATCGAGTTCCAGCGAGCGGATCGGCGCGGCGGTAGGTTCGTCGATGAATTTTGGCTTCGTCGCGCCGGCGGATGCCTACAAGGTGCGCGACGCGGTGGAGGAATGCGGCGCGCCGGGGCTGGTGCGGAACTATGCGCTGATCGGTTCGCGGCCCGATTGGACGCCGGTGCCCCGCCTGAAAAGCCGCCCGGACCGGAAATTCTCGGTTGCTGATCCTGACCTGCGCGACGGCAAGGGGCGTCCGTGCATCCTGACCGGCTGGACCTTCACCTGGTCTGGTGACCTGCCCGAGCATGTCGACGAGCGCCGCGAGCGCTATGCGCGTTGGGCCCGCGCGATTTCTCGTGTGCATGCGGCGCTCGCGGGCCGGCTCGCCCAGCACGAATTGCTGCCCGATCTGCCGCGCGAGAAGCCTTGGCAGGGCGGCTCAGACCTATAGCTCATGGAATGCGTCAGTGCGCACCTCTATTCGCGTCCTTGCTGAGGTCAACCAATACAACTGCTCCCCATCTCTTTGGGTGGCCACATGTTACGTTCTTGCATGCGTCTCCTAACGCGCGAACAAATGCGTGAAACCGCAAATCGAATGTGCGTGCAGTCAAAAGGTGCTAGACTTCGAGGCATAAAGGGTGGTGGGGCCAAATGTTCAAACAATTGAAAACCGATACTCGTGAGCCGTCCCGGGCGCGTACTCGGCTCGTTCTTAACCGAGAGCCATCTTCGCAGCTGATCAATGGTCAGTCTGATGCGACGGAACAACTCTCAGCCCGTGGCGAAGCGATCGCGACTTTGAAGCTGGGCGTCAGCTCTTGGAACGCATGGATCGCCGAGAAGCGCAAGGCTGATCCTGAGTTTCGGCCAGATCTGCGTGGAATAGACTTTCGAAGTGCCGAGTGGCGCAGTACGCCACTATGGCGGAAGACGTTCGAACGCGTCCGCGACCAGTCAAAAGAATTAATATGCCTCTTTGAAGACAAATTCACTGACCGCGGGAACTACTCCGAATTCTCTATCGTGCCGATAGATATGAAGGGTGCAATTCTGTATGACGCACATTGCGAAGGGGTCGCCCTATTTGAAGCAGATCTACGAGGAGCGCACTTCGACAGCGCACATTTCGATCGGGCTTATTTGTCCGAAGCGCATATGGAGGGCGCAAGCCTGAACAATACCAGCTTGAGGTCAGCGGACTTGGCAGGGGCGCATCTAGACAAGACTTACGGCAGACCCGATTTTGAGGAGGCGTTTGTTAGTGGGACGTCGTTCAATGGTGCGTATATTGGGGCTGTCAGTTTTCGCAACGCCTATCTTGGGAATGCAGATTTTGAGGATGCCGACTGCTTTTACATAAACGTTGAGGGAGCTGTCCTACGTGGGACGGACTTTACTCACGCGCGCGTGACCGAAATTCGATATAAGCGTTACAGGGGATGGCCACTCGATATTTTCCCTTTCAATCAGGGTCTTTGGCCCTTTAAGCGCAATCTGATGCTCGGCAACTATCTGGGAATTCGTGGGCTCGATAGTTGCTATGGCAGCCCCGGTTTTCGTCGGGATGCACTCGATCAGGACTTCGTTGATGACAAATTCGAGAGAGTCAAGCTGGTCGCAAACTCAGGTCAGGTCATAATACAGAATCGCTGGATCGGTTGGCTGGTGAATTCCGAATGGGGTTTGCGAATTCGCCGCGTACTTAGTCTTCCATTCCGCACGCGATGGACCCGACTTCCGGCTCGCCTCGCGTTCGCCATGTGGGGCTTCTTCGACTATGGTCGCAGCATGCTTTCATTGCTGGTCTTTTCCTCGCTAATTATTGGCCTCATCGGATGGTGGTATCAGGGCCTAGAAATAGCGGGCGCTATAACATTCACTGGCAATCTAGCGAACGCAGGCGCTGGGGATGCAGTCGCACAATACGCGAGGCCATGGTTTGCTGCGTTCATGGGTTTTGCAACACTCGGGATTACGGACTTGGTGCGCCCAAATACTTGGGTTGGGCAGCTTGCCATGGGACTCGATGTACTCACTGGGTTTTCGATGCTTGGGCTTTTCATAGCGGTGTTTCAAAATAAGTTCGCGAGGCGAAGCTGACAACCAGAGAGCCGAACGGTCGTGGCGCGACCTGGCCGCAGTTCGGACGGCGGGATTCGCGTTCAGAGTCGCCATTCACGCTGCGTCGCAAAGTCGGCGCCAACCTGGTCCAGCGAAGCTCTTGGCAACGGCTTGCGCCGTGTCTCGGTCGCATTTCATCGAGCTGGGACGGGACAGACTCGGCGGCGGGATTCGGTACAGGAAATCGTCCGTCGAAAAGCCGCGGTTGGTCCGGAAAGCCGCGCTTGCCGTCGGCTCAACGATGTCCTATATATCGGACGCCCGAATTATCGGACATAAGGGAGCCGACGCCATGCCGGACGAAAAGCCGATCAGCGCGGACAAGTTCGCTGCCGTGTGCGAACTTCTGTGGGGGCCTTCCTGGCGGGGAACCGCGGCGCGCGAATTGAAGGTCAACGAGCGCACCATAGGCCGGTGGTCGAACGACGAATTCAACATCCCGCCGGGCGTGCGGGCGGACTTGGCGAAACTGTGCCGCAGGCACGCCGAGAAGCTGGTGAAAATGGCGGAGCGGCTCGAAGCGTAGGGCTTGCGCCTTCACGCACTGTGTCATATTTTTCGGACATACCGTCTGGCATCGGGCCGGGCGAAGTGGGCAAGGAGGCCTGGACCATGGAAACGAAAAGCCGTACGACACTCATCTGCGCGCCGATGGACGGCGCGAACTTCACTTTCGAGACGACGGAACGCGACGGACGCCTTGTCCAGCTGGGCCTGTGGCGCCTGTCGTCGTCGGACGGATGGCACCGCTGTATCGGCGCGGACGGCCAGGAAGTCGAGCACCGTTCCGCGATCGAGGCGGAACATACCGCCGCCCGGCATTTGATCGCGACGTTGCGGCGCGGTCCGGCGAAGGAGCCCGAAGGCCGGGCCGCACAGGCCGCGCGCGCCGCGGGCTGGAGGCACGGCGGCGACTGCGGCGGGTTCTGGTTCCATGGCCCGACCTGGGGCGAGGACTGGAAAGCCGCGGCGTCGTGGTCCGGCACCGACAACGAGCCGAACGGGCCAGCCGACAAGACTGCGCTTTATGACACCCTGGCGGAGTTATTCGCCGCGGAACACATCGAGGCCTGAGATGGCAGACCTCTTGTGCTTCCTGATCTCGCTCGCGATCTTTGCCGCGCTGATCGCCTGGGACCGACATTGCGGCATCTTCAAATGAGCGGCTGAAAAGCCGCACAGGCCGGCGCGAACTGAAAAGCCGCGCCGGCCTCCAAAACCCTCACAAGCTTTCCACCGACAAAGCGTACGCAATCGCCGGAACCGACCGGCGATGCATATAAGCGCAAACGGACGCGCCGGCGCTTCGAAGTACCGCGGCGCTTGAAACCGCTTTAGCTATGTCCTATTTTTCGGACATACCGTCCGGCATTGGGCCGGGCGAAGTTGGCAAGGAGGCCTAACAATGGGTCAACGTCATCAAGTCTATGTGCGTCTTCCCGCGGTCCAATATGGGGAAGGAAATCCGAACAACCGGCCGCCGCTGGTCATCGGTCTGCATCATCAATGGCTTTACGGGCGTACGGCAATTCGCTTGCTCGCCAATTTCTTCCGCTACCATCAAGCGCTGTTCGCGGACAAGGAACCCGACGCGCGCATCTATTCGCCGCTCAACGACGCAGGCGACGGGGAGGAAGCGCGCGCTCTATTGTCGGCCATCTATTCCACCGACGTCGCCGAAGGTTATTTCCACCGCGTGTGGCCCTTCCAGAAGAGCGACGGGGAACTGACGAACCCCTATATGGGCGACAACAATGACGGGATAACCGTCGTCGACTTGGCCGACTTCGCGAAGCCGCAATACTGCTTCTACACGCTGGACGGTATCGAATGCGCGGACCCGCGCCCCAGGCCGCACACGATCCTGACGGCGCGCCAATATGTCGGGCGCTATTACCCGAAGTTCAAAGGCCGCAAGGGGGAGGATTTGACGGCGTGGATTGAGCCGGAATTGGAAGTCATCGAGAAATTCCCTGTCATGGACCGCGCCGCGTTGGCGGGCATCTTCCCAAAGATGGAACGGCGCAAGGCCGCGGCGTAATTCCGTCCGTCGTGCGAGGGGCGCCCGTCGAAAGGCGGGCGCCCTTTCGTTTGACTTGAACCTCGCGACGGTATGTCCTAAATATCGGACACTGAGTCCGGCATGGGCCGGGCGAAATTGGCAAGGGGCCAACCATGAACCAAGCAACATTGAAAGCGGAATTGTTGCGGCGCGCGGATCGCCGCAAGACCTATGCGTGCCACGGCGCGCGCGCCTATGCCGTCGCGCATTTCGGCGGCGGATGGAACCGCGAGGACCGGGACGGCACCCGCTGGGTCGAAACCCTCGAAGGCGCCGGCTTGCGACTGGCGGGGTATTCCGATGCGCTGACCCGCCTCGGGCATACCGGGTGGTATTGCGATACCTTCCAGGACGACACTTACCGCGGCGCCGTGCTGCAGCTGGCGTCGCGCCACGGGCGCCCAGTCTTCCTTGCGGCGTACCAGGAAAGCGCTAACGACGGGTTCCGGGTGGACACGCGCGGCGGAACGTACGACGACGAATTCGACGCGGCGCACGCAGCGGACGGTTTCGCCCGCCACTGGGCCGAAGAGGCACGGGCCTATGACGAAGCGTGGCAAGCCGGCGCCCGTTATGGCGAGCTGGGGGAAAACATCAAAGAGGATAGGCGCGCCGCGCTCGCATTGGCACGCGAGATACGGGCGGCCGGGAAGTATTTCGCACCTGCCATCTGCAGCACGTTGCGCATGCGTCTGGAACAACTGCGGCGCCGGATCGCCGAATATCGCGAGGAGCGGCGGACATTGCGTGACGCGGGCGCCTGGTGGGTCCGCGCCTATGGCGCCGCGTTCAACGACGGTGCGGGCGAAACCGTGTTCGCCGCGTAGCCCTGGACACAGGTGATTCGGGCCCGTCGCCCCTTTTGTAGGCGCGGCGGGCCCTTTTGTTTGTCCTGAGTCGAAACGCCGCACGGACTAAAAAGATTCGCGCCCTCTTGGCTCTATGGTCAGCTGCCTGGCGCCTCCGCTTCCCCGTGCTTGACAGTCCCAGAGCAAAGCTTGACCTTGACGCCGCATGGTGAAATGCGCCCGGGGGCTGGAAAGGCCGCCCGGGCGCTTCGCTTTTGGAGCGAATAGTCACTCTCGCGACAATCGGGAACCGTGACGCTGCGAACCGGGCAAGCGGCGCCGTCGCCACTTGCCCAGCGCCGCCCAAGTCCGCGGGTCCTTCCCGTCCGAAAAACCCATACGGGCAAGCTGCGCGTTTGAGATTTCCAGTGAGGAGATGCGCGAGCGATGCAACAAGTTGCATCAGACGACAACGCGCGCTGCAACGAAACTGTAGCGGCGCAACGTCTGAAACCGGCCCAGGCCGCAGCAAAGCTCGGCATCAACCGCAGTTCCTTGAAGCGGTATCTGGACACGTATCCGGAACTGATGCCGGACGGCAAAACGGTCGATCTGGAGCAGGTGCGCAAGCATCGGGCCGACAATCCGAGCGTGATCGACGCCGTGAGGAAGGTCGAAGAGCGCGAGACGTCGAAACCGAAGCCGGCGGCGCTGGGCGGACGTACGGAATCGAAATCGCGCCTCGAAGATGCCAAGGCGATCAGCGCCGAACTCGATCTGGCCGAGCGCCTGGGCCAACTTGTCGATCCGGGCGAAATGTTGGACGCGGTCGCTGAAGCGGCGAACTTCCTTCGCGAGAATTTCAGCGGTGTCGACCCGAATCTGTGCGAGCGCCTGGCCTCGGAAACCGACCCGCGGCAGATCCGCGTGGTCATCGAAGCGCACTACCGCAAGATCCTGGCCGAAGTGAAAGACAAGTTCGACGCGATCGTGAAGCCGAAGACCGATGAAGGGCAGTGAACGCTTCACCGGCCTCGCGAATGCAAGGGTTCTGGTGGCTGCGACGCTCGCCGCGGCGCTTTCCGTGCCGCCGTCCACGACGGTCTCGATGTGGGCCGAGGCAAAACGCGAGGTTCCGACAGAAACCGGCTCTTCTCACCCCGGCAAGTGGCACAACGCGCTCACGCCGTACCTCGTCGAGCCGATGGATTGCTTGTCGGCCGACGATCCGGCGTCCGACGTCACGCTGAAATTCAGCGCGCAGAGCGGAAAGAGCGAAGTCGGCGTCAATTGGATCGGTTACACGGTCGACATCGACCCTTGCGGCATGCTGGTCGCGCTGCCCTCGATCGACGAGGCGCAAAAGTTCGTCAAGACGAAGCTGCAGCCGGCGATCGACGGGACGCCGGCGCTGAAATTCAAGGTCAAGGAGGTCAAGAGCCGGGACGAGAAGGGGTCCACGGCCAGTTACAAGCGATTCCGCGGCGGCTTCGTCCAGATCACGCACACGGGTTCGTCGAAGGGCCTGCAGGCGATCACCGTCAAGCGCAATTGGGGCGACGAGATCAGCGAATACGCCCACGACGTCGGCGGTCGCGGTGATCCGCTCGACCAAATGCGCCAGCGCAATTCGACGTTCGTACTCCTGGGCGCCAAGAACCTCTGGACCTCGACGCCGCGGCTGAAAGGGTCGTGCCGCATCTCGGCTCTGTACGAAGCGTCGGACCAGCGGCGGCTCTATTGGCTATGTCCGCATTGCGGCGACTACTTCCTGTTTCGTTTCGAGCATCTGAAATGGGACAGCGAGAGGCCGCCATACAACGCCTATGTCGAATCGCCGTGCTGTCACACGGTCATCGAACATTGGCGCAAGCGCGACATGCTGGCAACGGCCGTCTGGCTCAAGACGTTCCCCGCGGCCGACGACACTGACGTCGTTCCGGGCAACGTCGTCGAGCCGGACCAGATCGCCGCGTTCCGCGCGCGATCGAGCCAGGGACGTCAGCCGGGCTTCCATCTGTGGCGCGGTCAAAGCGCGCTCGCTGACTGGAACTCGATCGTCGGCGAATGGCTTGCGGCGAAGGACATCACCGCCAAGCTCAAGACGTTCACACAACAGGTTCTCGGGGAGGCGTTCGAAGAAGCCGGCGAGGCGCCGGATCATCTGAAACTGCTCGCGCGGCGCGAGGATCGCGAAAGCGGGACGCTGCCGGACGGTGTCCTCGCGTTGACCGGCATGGCCGACGTGCAACAGCAGCCGCCGCGCATCGAGTGGGCGGTCTATGGCTGGGGCCTGTCGATGACGTCGTGGCTGATCCAGCGTGGCATCATCGAGGGAAGCGCGGACGACGAGGAAACCTGGGCCAAACTCGCAGCGGTCATCACGACGCTGTACGAGGACCCATGGGAACGCATCTGGCCGATCGAGGCCTTCGGTGTCGACTCTGGCTACAAGAGCCACGCGGTCTACAACTTCGTGCGGCGCCGGCCGAACGTCTACGCAACGGATGGACGCAAAGGGGCGACACGGCCTTTCATCGGAACGCCGACAAAGGTCGATGTGAACTGGCGCGGACGCGTCGTAAGAAACGGCGCGCTGCTGTGGCCCATAGGAGCACACCCGCTCAAGAGCGCACTGTATGCTGCGCTCCAAAAAACCATCGACGGGCCCGACAAGGAATCTGGCCTGTGGCCCGCCGGCTGCGTTCGCTTTCCGCGGGATTGCGACGAGGCGTTCTTTCAGCAGATAACGGCGGAATATCTGCACACGACTGAAACGCGCGACGGCTTCACGCGGCAGGAATGGCGCAAACGTCCCGGCCAGGCGAACGAACAACTCGACATTTGGGTCGGGGCCCGCGCCATGGCGGCGCAGCTCGGGCTTGATCGCTACACAGCGGCGAAATGGGCGGTCCGCATTTTGGCGCATGCGGCGCCGGATCAAGGCGGCGCCGACGATCTATGGGCCAACGCCGATCGCGCGAAGGAAAAACCCGACAAGAACCGGTTTGCAAAGCCGGAGTCCGCGCCGCCATCAGCAAGTGTGGCGCCCAGGATGCGTCCGGCATTTCGGTTCCGTCACAGGGAGTAGCAGATGATGGCGTGGACTCAAGGTGACCTCGATACGCTCAAAAAAGCCTATGCGACGGGCGCGCTTCGCGTCGAGCTGCCCAGCGCCGGGACCGTGACGTATCGCAGCCTCGATGAAATGCGCGCCATCATGAAAGACATAGCGACGGAAATCGGAGCGGAACAGGGACTCGTTCCGGTGCGGCGCATCAAGTTCGTCATGCGCAAGGATCTCTGAGATGGCAAAGCCGCGGTATCGCGTCGCCGCGCATGCGGACGGGCGCATCGTATCCCGACGCCCGCTTGCCTTCGCACAAGGCGGGCCAGTCTCCGGCTTCGAGGGCGCACGGCATGGGCGCCGCCTGTCCAGTTTTCGGCCCGCCGACACGGGCATCAATTCGCTCCTGGTCCAGGCCGGGCCGATGCTCAGGGCCCGCGCTCGCTATCTGGTGCGCAACAACCCTTATGCGCGGCGCGCCCAGCGCGTCTTCGTGACTTATCTCGTCGGCACGGGCCTGCGCCCGCAACCGTTGACCAAAGACGAGATGGCGAAATCCGCCATCGTGGAGTTATGGGACGAATGGACCGACGAAGCTGACGCCGATGGCGTATGCGATTTTTACGGCCAGCAGGTCCTTGCGGCGCGCGCGCTGTTTGACGCCGGCGAGTTGTTCATCCGCCGCCGCCCGCGCCGCACAAGCGACGGACTGTCGGTTCCGATGCAGTTGCAGCTGCTCGAATCCGATTTCTGTCCTTACGAACTCAACATGCCGGCGCCGGGCAACCCGAACAATTTGATCCGCGCGGGGGTCGAGTTCAATCCGATCGGCAAGCGCGTCGCGTATTGGTTCTGGCGCCAGCACCCCGGCGAATATGCGGTGAACCTGGGCGGCGTCGGTTACACCCGCGTTCCGGCGGACGACGTGCTGCACCTGTTCGAGCCGCTGCGTCCGGGCCAGGTGCGCGGCATTCCGTGGGTAACGTCCTCGATCGTGCGTGCTTGGCTGCTCGACCAATACGACGATGCCGAACTGGAACGGAAGAAAACGGCGGCTGGCATCACAGGCTTTATCACGAGCCCTGCCGCCGATCCGCAGGACCCTGACGTAGCAGGCGCAGGAAATGTGCGGCCTGCCGACACTGCGCCCGACGCGCCGGGCGAACGAACCGTCGATCTTACGCCCGGCGATATGTACAGGCTGGGGCTTGGAGAGGATGTGAGATTCGCCGAGCCGGCCGATGTCGGAAACAACTACGAAGCGTTCGAATATCGCGCCTTGCTTGCGATGTGTGCCGGGTGGGATACGCCCTATTCAAATACGACGGGCGACTACAAGGGCGCGAATTATTCCAGCGAGAAGGCGCGGCAGATGGACATGCGCGCCGCGGTCCGCCCGATCCAGCGCAACGTGATGATGTTCCAGATGTGCCGGCCCGCGTTCCGCTGGTTCGTCGGCGACGGCGTACTGTCCGGTGCGCTCCCGATCCGCGCTTCGAAGTTCAACGCCAATCCCCGCGCCTACACGCGCACGAAATGGATTCCGCCACAGCTCGATTGGATCGATCCGGTGAAGGACATCCAGGCCGACGTCGCGGCAATCCGCGCCGGCCTGAAGAGCCGCGAGGAAGTCGCTCTGGCGCGCGGCATGACGCTGGAGGAATTGGACAGCGCGATCGAGCGCAGCAATGCGTCGGCCGACGCCCACAGTCTGGTACTCGATTCTGATCCCCGAAAAGTCACTAAGGGCAGTACCGCTCCGCCAACTGGCGGACAGTCACCCTCCATCACGCCGTCCGAGCCGGACGACCCGGACGAACCGCTCGACGAAGCCGACGACGAAGTCGCGGCGTAGGCAACAAACGCGTTCACCCCGGCGCGGCACCCGAAAATCTTCGCCGCCACCCGGCGGCTCATCAGGAGACGAACCATGGCGGATGAAAACGCGGCCGTCGAAGGCCTTTTGAACGAAAGCGCGGTTGTCGATACGACGGGGCAGGTCGCGGAAGCGGCGCCCGAGGCGGAAGCGGAGATGCCGGCGGTCGAAGCGTCCGCACCGCGCGCGCCGCTGAAAACGGGAACGCCGCGCGACGTGCCGCGGCTCATGACGCGGATCTTCGGCACGCCGCTCTTGATCGCGCCGGAGAAGCTCGACGTCATCCTGGCGGCTCTCGGACCCCGGCTCGGAATTGCGGCGCATCCGCTGACGAGCGAAAAGGAAGCGGATTTCGTCGGCGCCTTGCTTGGGATCGATAGCGAGGAGGGCGACGAGTCCGCCACGCCCTACGAAACGACAGGGGACGGTATTGCGGTAATCACGGTGGACGGCACGCTGGTTTACAAATCGAGCTGGCTCGGTGCGTTGTCCGGTCTCGTATCGTATTCGGACATCAATGCAGCGCTCGACCAGGCCATCGCCGATCCGTCGATCAAGGGCATTTTGCTGCAGATCGACTCGTACGGCGGAGAGGTCAACGGCTGTTTCGATCTGTCGGACGCCGTGTTCGCCGCGCGTCAGAAGAAGCCTATCTGCGCCGTCGCGGCCGACGATTCCTATAGCGCAGCCTTCGCGCTCGCGTCAGCGGCGTCGAAACTCTATGTGAGCCGCACGAGCGGCGTCGGTTCGGTCGGCGTCGTCGCCCTGCACATCGATCAGTCCATGGCGGATCGCATGGATGGGCTCAAGTACGACTACATCTACTCCGGCGACCACAAAATCGACGGCAATCCGCACGCGCCCCTTACGTCGCCGGCGCGCGAAGCCATCCAGGCGGAATGCGATCGCCTGCGCATGCTGTTTGCGTTGTCCGTTGCGCGGTATCGCGGACTGTCGGTCGACGATGTGCTCTCGACCCAGGCCGCGTGCTTCCATGGCGAAGGAGCCGTGAATGCGAAATTCGCGGATGCGGTCGGAACGCCTGCGGAGGCCCTCGCGGGACTGCGGGGCATGATCGCGAGCCTGTCGCCGGCGGCTCCGGCCGCGCCCGGATTGGCGGTCGCAGCGGAACTTCCTCGCGTCGCCGCTGAGAAGCCGGAGGGGCCGCAGGAGGCGAAGGTCATCGACCTTGCGACGGTGCGCGCCCAGGTGCGCGGCGAACTTGTTGCCGAACATGGCGAAATCTTCGAGTTGTGCCGGCTCGCCGGAAGGCCGGAGGCCGCAGCAGAGTTTATCTGCGGCGGCGTGAGCCTCGCCGACGTCCGGGTGCAGCTGCAGAACCGAAGGGCGGAAGTCAGCGACGCCCGACGGACGACGGGGCACATCATGCCCGACGCTGACGTTAGCAATCCCCAGGCGAATGCCGCCGGTTGGGACACTGCGCTCGCGAAGGCTCGCGGGCAGAGGAGCAAGCAATGACGGTATTGACCGAAAAAGGGCATGCCGGTGGCTATCTCGTTTGGGAAGCATCGGTCGCCATGTCGCGCGAGATCGGGACGATCACGGGCGGCGATTACGAGGCCGGGACGGTTCTCGGCAAAATCCTGCTTGGCACCGTGAGCCGCACGGCGCTCCAGGGAAACCACGGCAACGGCACGTTGACGCTCGCTGCAACGCCCCTCGGCACGGGAGCGAAACAGGGCAATTACGCCGTGACCTGCACCGGCGGGGCTTTCAGCGTCGCCGCGCCGAGCCTGGGCGGCGGGGGCAACGGCACCTGCACACTCGCGAATCCTGCCTACGGAACTGGCGTGAAAGCCGGAACGTACAAGGTCCGTTGCACGGAAAAAACGACGGACAGCGGAGAGTTCGAAGTCATCCGTCCAGACGGATCGAATGCGGGCTTCGCTGTGGTCGGGACCGCGTTCACGGGCGAAATCAAGTTCACGATCGCAGACGGCACCTCGGATTTCGATCAGACCTCGGAGTGGTCGATTGTCGTGACGGCATCCGTCCCGACCGATGGCGGCTCGTTCTCGGTCGTGGACCCGGACGGCCTCCAGATTGGAACCGCGACGGTCGGCGCGGCCTTCACCGGCCCGATCAACTTCACGATCGCGGACGGCTCGACGGACTTCCAGGTCGGCGACGGCTGGACCGTGGCCGTGCCGGCGGGCAGCCTTTCCTACACGCAGCACGATCCGAGCGCGCACAATGGCGCCGAGATTGCCGTTGCCGTCCTCTTCGACGGCGTGAAGGCGGCGGTTTCGCCGGTGAAGCAGACCATCACGGCCCGGGACACGGTGGTCAACGTCTCCGAACTCGTCTGGAAGACGGGCATCACGACGCCGCAGATAACCGCGGCGCTCGCCCAGCTCGCCGACCAGAAAATCGTCGGGCGCTAATCCGCCGTCGAGCTTGCCGCGGCGCCTCTCGGGGCGCCGCTTTCCTTTCAACAATCTTGATCGAACGGCCGGAGTGCTCTCCGGCTGATGGAGAGACTCATGGCAGAAATGAATATCTTCGAGAATGACGCATTCTCGATGATGACGATGTTGGCCGCCTACGAGAAGGTCGAATTCAAGCCTTCGATGCTAGGCGATCTCAACGTCTTCACGCCTAAGCCGGTCGTCGGCGACACGGTCTACATCGAGGAGCGCAGCGGAGCGCTGAACCTGGTGCCGTCAACGCCGCGCGGTTCCCCGTTGCCCCAGCGGACGACCGAGAAGCGGACGGCGCGCTCATTCCAGGCAACCCGTATCGCCCAGGGCGACCGGATGACGGCGTCGGAAATCGCCAAGGTGCGTGCCTTCGGGTCGACGACCGAGCTGCAGGCAATGCAGAACGAAGTCAGCCGGCGCATGTCCGGACCACTCGGCATCCAGGCCAACATCGAGTTGACCCTGGAGCATATGCGGCTCGGCGGCGTGCAAGGCATCGTGCTCGATGCGGACGGGTCGGTGTTGTGGGACTGGTTCAACGCCTTCGGCATCTCTCAGCCCGACATCGTCTATTTCGACCTCGACGGCGCTCTCAAGGCGTCTTCGGACGTCCACGGCAAGCTGGTTCTGCGCAAGTACGTCCAGAAGTACATCAAGCGTCCCATGATCCGGGCCTCGAAGGGTTTGTTCACGCCGCAATCCCAGGTCATTGGCCTGTGCGGCGACGACTACTTCGACGAGTTCACCAGTCACGGCGACGTGGCGCGCGCCTATGACATCTGGGGTTCGAAGCAGGATGCGACGGGCGAGAATGCGTTCACCGCATTCCCGTACGGCGGCGTGAACTGGGTCAACTACCGCGGCACGGACGACAATTCGACCGTCGCCATTCCGACGGACGAGGTCAAGTTCTTCCCGGCCAACGCTCCCGGCGCGTTCGTCACCGCTTGGGGCTCCGGCGAGTCCTTCAGCCAAGTCAACGTCCCCGGTCAGCCGCTCATGCCGCTGATCGTGCCGGACCGCGACCGGGATGCCTACGTCGACCTCGAAATGTACTCGTATCCGCTCATGTATTGCTCGCGGCCCGAGATGCTGTTGCGCGGCAAGCTCGGCGCGGCGCCGGGCGGCTGATCATCGTTCGACAAATGGCTGGAGGGCCGCATCGGAAGGTGCGGCCCTTCGCGCTTTTTTTGTGAGAGAGGATAACTGATGTCAAAGAAAAAGGACGGAGACGACAACGGAAGACTTCCGCTCGTGTCTCTCGCAGATCGTATCCTTGGGATAGCGCTGACCCGTACGGGCTACGTGCTGAAGCCGTATCCAAAAGATGCCAGCAGGGAAGATATCGAAGTTGCGTTGGAAGCGCTGAAACAGCGCAGTTTCATTCACTATCCGGCCGAGCACCCGAACCTGACGCCGGCAGGCGTCATCGCCGCGCAGCGCCTCGCCGGGATCGAGGACTAAGCCATGGCGGATCCCTTCGCGGCATTGCAGACAACTTTGCGCAACGATCCAAGCCTAAGCGTCGCGATCGTCTACCGGCCCAAGGTTGGCGGCGTCATTCCGTGCCGGGCGAACTACGTCGAGCCCGACGTTACGGCGCAACTCCAGACGGCCAAGGTGCGCGATCGCAAGCGCGTGTTGAGCGTGAATCAGTCCGACGTCGAACAGCCCGCTAACGGCGACGAGGTCGAAATCCCAGCCGGCGGGATGCTGTATCGGGTTGTGGATTTCGAAGGCGCCGACGTCCGGCGTCTCGGATGGAACATCACGGTGGCGCCGCAATGACACAGACCCGCGCCGGTGCGCTCGCCGCCCTCGAAACGGCGATCCGTACGGCCTTGGAGGCTGGAGGAAGAGCTTTCCATCGAAATCCTGAAACGTCGGTCGACGCGAGTCACGAGGGCGTCGTCATCATGACGGACGGCGTTCCAGGCGAGCCGGAACCGATCCTGTCGCCGCGCCGCTACTCCTGGGACCATTCCGTTGAGTTCGAGATCACGGCGAGCGGGCCGGAACGCGAAGCCACGGTCGAGACCATCATCCAATTGTTTGAACCTGCGCTGGGCCTGGACCGCACACTGGGGGGCGCCGTTGACTATGCGGCGATCGACACCGCACCGGACATCGCGGAGTACGAGGTCGAAGGTGCCGAAACGGAACGCTCCGCCGTGCTTCACGTAACATTGTCCTACGTGACGGCGAGCGGCGCGGGCTGACCATGCGCTCAAGTAGCGAAGCGGTAGCGCATTGAAATGGCCCGCTTCAAATTCGAGCGCAAGAACGACTTGCGCAAGATTTTCGATCAGCTCGGCGATGACATCGCCCGCGGCGCCACAGGCGCGATGAGCGAGGTCAGCGCGGGGCTCAAAGCGGAGCTTCGGCAACAGGCGGAGTCGGCGGGGCTTGGCGGCAAGGTCGCGAACACCTGGCGCGGCGTGACGTATCCGGTCGGAGGGCGGGTGAGCCTGTCCCCGGCCTCTTTTGTGTTTTCGAAGGCTCCGAAAATCGTCGATGCCTTCGAGCGGGCACCCGTGATCCGCACGGTGAATGGGAGGAAGTATCTCGCGATCCCGACCGAAAACGTGCCGCGGCTCGGCACGCGCGGCCATCCGCGCATGACGCCGGCGGAGGTCGAGACATTCTTCAACCAGGACCTCAAGTTCACCCGGGCAAAATCCGGTCGTCTGCTTGCCTATATCGATGCCGTTGGGGGCGCCAAAGGGTTTCGGCGCGCCAGCGGCAAGCAACTTGGCAGACTTTACCGCGGCAAGGGCGCGCCGGCTCGGCATGCCCAAGTCGTGATGTTCATCCTGACGCCAACGGCGAAGATGCCGAAGCGGCTCAATGTCGACGAAGCGGCAGCGCATTGGGCGGATCAAGTGCCGTCAATCCTGGAGCGTCGCCTGGGCGACGCCCAATAGCCCGACAAATAGGAGACACTCATGGGTCGTGCTCGCGGCGCCAATGCCCTTATGGCGTTGGCCTTTGAATCCACCTACGGCGTTCCGTCGGCGGCGAACTTCTTCCAGATGCCGTTCGCAAATGACGATCTCGGCGATGAGCAGGGCTTGATCGCATCCGACCTGCTCGGGCAGGGCCGCGATCCGATGGCGCCGGCGCTCGACGTCATCAATAACGTCGGCTCAATCGGCGTGCCGGTCGACCTTCGCTATTTCGGCCTCTGGCTGAAGCTGCATTTTGGCGCGCCGACCACGACCCAGGGACTTCCGGCGACCGGCTACTACGGCTTCAGCGCACAGCCGGCGAACAACTCGAAAATCACCGTCAACGGAACGGACGTGACGTTTGTCACCGGCACACCGACCGCGGGCCAAGTGAAGATCGGGACCGCGTTGCTCGACACGCTGACCAGCCTCGTCATCTTCCTCAATTCGAGCGCGGATGCGAATATCTCGCCGGCGACTTACTCGCTAGACGTCTCGGGCACCAAGCTCAATATCCAGCACGACACGATTGGGACGGCCGGCAATAGCTTCACGATTACCGCCGGATCGAGCCCCGCGTCCAATGCGACGCCCTCGGGAGCAACGCTATCGGGTGGCGCGGCGACCGGCGCTTACAACCACGTTTTCGCCTCCGGCGCATCGACGCTCCCGTCGGCCTCGATCGAGGTCGGCAATCCCGATGTCCCGAGCTATGCCATGAATTACGGCATCGTCTCAGACAAGATCGCGATCAATCTGGCTCGCTCCGGGCTCTTGAACGCGACGCTGACCTACATTGCGCAGGGCGAGGCGGCGCGCACCGCAGTGACCGCGGCGGGAACGCCGACGACGTATTCGTTCACCCGTCTGTCGCAATTTACCGGCCAGGTGTCGCGCATTGGCGTGCCACTCGGCGATCTGGTGAACGGAACCCTCGCGGTCGCGAACAACTACGACAAGGTCGAGATCATCCGGCAGGACGGGCGCATCGGCGGCGCCGATCCGGGCGAGTCTTCCTACACCGGCCAAGCCGTGTGCCGGTTCAAGGACACGGTGCTGCGCGACCTGGCGACCAACGGCACGCCGATCGACCTTTCCTACGGCTGGAAAATCTCGTTGAGCAAATCGCTCCTGTTCATGTTCCACGAGGTCTATCTGCCGCGTCCGAAGATGTCCCGGTCTGGGCCCGGCGGCATCTCCGAAACCTACGACTGGCAGGGCGCCAAGAACGCAACCGTCGGGCGCGCCTGCACCGTCACGCTGGTCAACGACGTGGCGAGCTACGCGTAAGCCACCGACTCAGGCCGTCCTTCCGGTTTGACTAAATTGAGCTTACAATTCCTGTCGCTGAGCATATGCGAAGCTACGGGGCGGGCATGGCAAGTGAACGTAACAGGGGGTGGAAAGAGTGGCTTTCAACCCAAACAATTCGTTGGCTCGGAATTGTAAGCGGCGCGCTGTCTCTGTTCTTTCTTGTGCAGAGGGCATGGGGTTTTGGACTATATGCAGCCTTCGAGAACATCCACGCTTATTATGTGGCAGTGTTTCATCCGCTGGCAGAGATTTTTCGCCCCTTAGCAACTTGGTTGCTAAGTCAAGTTGGTTACAAATTGCCAGTTCACTGGCACGAGCTTGTTATTCTGTATTTAGCAATGGGAGCGGCTGCGTTTCGCGCTCGCACGCCAAATTGGCAAAAGCCGTTTATGGTTAGGTATGAATTGGACAACGTCAAATTGGAGAGGCTTCGCCGCATAAGCGAAGCCCTTCGCGCGGGCAGGCGACCGGAAGAAAACGACGACCCCGAGTTGCGTCAACGACTTTCGAGGGCGCGATGGGCGCTGCGGCGCGCATACCTATTCGAGGTGTATTTTTTTCTGACTGATGTTGCGCACATATTCTTTTGGCCGGTGTACTGGGGGTTTGACGTATTGCAGTATAGCTACAACGCATTGACATCGCGTTCAATTTGGAGAGCCCCGACCTTATCTCTTGGGCTTGATCCAACGGATGATCAGCCGCGAGTAGTCATGCTCGGAATAATTCCACCTGATTTGTTTGAGTTTTTCAAAGTAGGGCTCGGTGCCGTTCTATTCCTGCTGCTGAATGCCGGCTTGCCCGGTAGTTAAAGGGGGGTATGCGGGGGAATTCGGTGACAGGAGCAATGGTACCGATGCTTCTGGAGTGAGGTGAATAGTGCTCCTGTCACCGTGTTTCCGTGTTTGTAGTCTGAGCGCGCGAACCTTCTCCCACAGAACGGCAAATGCCAAAACTCGCCGCTGAGAGAAGGTCGCATTGGCGCCAGAACCAGATATTCCAAGAACGACCCATGCCTCCCTCAAGTCACCAGCGATTCGCGACGCCGCATGCATAATCACGTATCAATGGCCGAAAGAGTTTTACACTCGGCCCGGGTCCTGTGGTAAGATACACGCGCTGAGGGAATGAACAGTGAAGATTAGAGCAAGACATAAATCCGTAGTCGCTGATGCAGTGACCCGTCTCTAGAGTAGGGTCGGATGCGAATAGAGCTCTGCTTATGCAACTCTGATAAAGCATCCAACGGCTCGTACATGGCTTTCTAACTCGCACTGGACGTCGAATCGGCATGGGAGAGCGATGGAAAAGTACGGGCCTCCACAGCTCTCCCACCCTCATTCCAAATGATTTGGGTTTTCCGCCCTATCGGGATTGGCTTTCTCTCACCAAAACTGCAGGAAAGTACTTTGCGCTTGCGCATACGCTATCGTCTTTCCCGCCAGCTTGGATCAAATGGGCCGATCGCAAAGCGTTGCTATGTTCGCGCCGCGGGTTCGTTACCAAAGACCCCATTGCTTACCGCATGGCGATTCTATGGAACGGGATCATTTTGCTCCAGGAGAGCAAGTTTCTCTGCGATATGATGGAAAACTCACTTCGAATCGGCGTGTACCGGCATTGTGTGCTTCGTGCCGTTCCGCTGCAGAGTATCTATGTCCGTAGCTGGGAACGCACGCGATCTCGCTTCGAAAAGGACTACAAGACAAAGTTGGACCTGTCGGCACCTATTCCCGAGCTGATGCTGTCCTCAATGGACTTCGGCCTCATTCCTCAACTTATCACGGACAATTGGAGACGAATAAAATTGTCGCCGAGTTTCGAAATTGGATTTGGCGACTTGTTTTGGCGAAAGCGAGCATGTCGCGACAAAAATTTGTTCGCGCATGATATGGGAGTTATCAGAGAGGCGCACAATGCACTCGCACACTCCAAGAAGCTATTTGAAGAAACCGAGGTGCTGAGAATCTATAGCGTTGTGCAGCGATGGCTGGACGCGATTGACATTGGTCTCGCTCCGCGTATCGCACAATATCGACAGCATCGGCGTGATTATCTCGCAGAAATCCCAATGGTGGGCGAAAGCAGCCACAAAACTCGTACGCCCTTCGGTGTATCAACGCCATCGTGAAATAATCGAGTGACGCCTGATTACGCCGCTTGGTGAGTGGCGGGTTCTGGCACGAAACAGACATCTTGCGGCAGTGGGATCTTCCGCTTCTGGAGTCGATGAAGCTAATTGAATCAGCCTGTTTCTGGTCGAATAGCGATCGTCCTGGGTAACAGTAGCGGCTTTACCGTCATCACTTTGCCCCAGACTCTCCTAAGAACACCGCCGTCGCTGCGGAATCATACGGGCCGGACGATGTTCCGGACCTTGATCGCCGGGGGGCTTCCGCCGTGCGTGCACAGCACACGAAGTCATCCACTGAAATAACGTCTCACAAGAAAGAGGAAACAACTCATGCTGCGACTCTCAGCAGAGAAGACCGAGCCATTCTGGCTCGACGCCTCCAAGGTCAAACGTCCGTATCGGCCGATCCTCGGCTTCAAGGTGAAGGTGAAACCCGTCACGGTCGCAATGATCCTGGCCGCCAGGACTGCGGCATCAAACGCTCTGCTTGAAGCGCTTGAGGCCAAGGTGCCGAACGCGCAGAACGTGGGCCAATTCGCTTTCACGCGTTCGCTCGTCCTGGACGGTGTAGTGGAATGGAAGGGCGTTTGCGGGCCGAACAACAAGGCGCTCAAAGCCACAACCGAGAACATTGATACCGCGTTGCGCAACGTGGCGGTGTTCGACTTCTTCGACCGGCAATATGTTTTGCCAGCATTGCCCCAGGCCGACGAAAAAAACGCATCCTCGCCCTCGCGGAACATCACTTCGAGGGCGGCGGCGGCGAAGCGTACTGCAAAGGCTGCATCCAAGTCCGCGGGCGCCGCTGCCCCGACTGCCCCTACGTCGTAAGCGCACCCCATACCTCCGATGGTGCGGCGACGTGGGAAGTCATTCGCCGCATCAACGGACAATTGCGGTGCGCGCCAATCATCGTCGACGGCGAGCAGCGTTCGGGCGGCGTGTACGGCCTCGATTTCGGGGCCGTGATCAGGCTGGCCGAAGGCATGGGCGCTACGTCGCCTCTCTTCTTCGATCTGCTCCCCGACATCGAAGGCATCATGGTCCGATCCTATAACCTGGAAACTGAAGCATGACGCAGCGCCAGTATTCGATCCGCATCGGTCTTGACGGCAAAGCCGAGATCACGCGCGATTTCGACGACATTGCACAGAAGGGCGAAGGCGCGTTTTCGTCGGTCCAGGACACGGTCGACCGCGCGACCGGTGCGCTCGGCAACTTCCGAAAATCCGCGCAGGACTCCGCAACCGTGTTCGCTCAAGGCGGCGCGGTCGCGGGCCGTTCCGACTTCGACGCCCAAATCGCACGGCTGAAGGCGGAACAGGACGCTCTCACGTCGGCACAGAAGCAGCTGCAGATTTCGTCCGCGAGCCAGACGAACTTCAACCGCTTTATGGGAATAGACCAGCCGAATACCGGCTCGGCGGCGGAATCGGCTCGCGCGTTCCAGACGCAGTTCGACCAGCTCGACGAGATCGCCGCGGCCAAGGCCCAGCAGATCGGCCAGAACTTCCAGTCGACGCTCAACACGGCTATGGGGATCGGTACGCCGGTCAAATCTGCCAAGGACTCGGCGGGCGTGTTCGAGGACGAAGCGAAGGCGATGCAAGCGCTCGACGAGCGCGCCGCGTTGCTTAAGGCACAGATCGACCCGCTCGGCGCGGCACAAGCCCGCCTCAATTCCCAACTCCAGAACGCGAACGAACTGCTCGCCGCGGGCAAAATTACGACCGCCGAGCACACCGTCGCCACGACTCAGGCCCAACGGACCTACGACGTGGCGGCGAAGTCCCTCAAGGGGATGTCAAACGAAGCCCGGCTCAATTCCTTCCAGATTTCGAACCTGACGTTCCAGATCAATGACGTCATCTCCGGCCTTGCCATGGGCCAGAAGCCGCTGTCGGTCCTGACCCAACAGGGCGGTCAGATCATTCAGGTGTTTGCAGGGACCGGCATGGGCGTGGTGGGCGCCCTGAAGGCGACGGCCGAGACGATCAGGTCGTTCCTGACGCCGACGGTATTGCTCGGCGGCGCGATCGCGGCGGTCGGCGCGACCACGGCGTACGTGCTCTACAACAACTGGCAGGCGTCCCGGCAGTTTCAAGCCGCGACGGAGGGCTTGGGGAGGGCGACGGGCGCCACGGCCGGCGAACTCGCCATCATCGCGCATCGAGCGACGGAGGCCGGTGCAGCTTCGCTCTCTTCGGCGCGCGATACCGAGACGGCCTTCGCGAAAACCGGCACGGTCGGAAAGGAAAACCTGCAAGACCTCATCGCGCTGACCGATCATTATTACCGCGTTAGCGACCAGAGCATGGACAAAGCCCGCGAAACGATGGTGGGCGCGTTCCAGGATCCGGCCAAGGCCGGCCTCGACCTGCTCGCCAAGCTCGGCGGCCTCGACGACAAGACGGCGCAGTACATCAAAACGCTGGTTGCCGAAGGCGAACGCACCAAGGCGCAAAAAGTCCTGCAAGACGCCCTGACGGCGGCGATGAAGGACACTACGGAGAAGGGTTTCGGCCTCGGCGACGCATTTCACTATGTCGCGAACTCCTGGGCCGAATTCTTCGATGGATTCCGTCCGAAATCGGTCGCGGAAAAGATCGGCGAAATGCAAGCCGAGATCGATGCCGCTCGGAAGCTTGCGCCGAAGGACGTTCCGGGCCTCGAAGCGCAATTGCGCGACCTCCAGGCTCAGAATCCGGAAGAGGCGCGCCGCGCCGCAGCCGAACGCGCCCGCCAGGACGCGCAGAACCTCTCCAATCAGGCCGGGCCCGTCGTACGAAGCGCCGTGCCGGGCTATCAGGAGCTACAGGACCTCACGACCGGTAGCGAACTACTCGATAAGCTGACGTCGAACGCCCAGGCGATGAAATTGCTTGGCGTCACGACCGATCAGGCAAGACAGGCCCAAGACTCGCTCACCCGCGCCAAGCAGACCTATCTCGATCCCGCGGAAAGAGCCGCATCCGCGGATATGCTGGAAATCCAGGCGCTCGGGCATTTCACGGTTGCCGAGCGGGCCGCCGACGCCGCTCGCCGCACGAGATTGGAGCTTTCCGGCAAGGTCGTGACTGCCGCTGAGGTCGAGCGTCAGGTGCAGTCCGCGTCCACGAAGGTCTACGCAGAAGCGGCGCGGGAAATCGCGGCGCAGACGATCGAACTCGACCGCAACGCGCGTTCGTCGCTCGCAACAGGCAACGCGTACCTGGTGAGCGCCGCTGCCGGCCAGACTGCCGAGGCGCGGGCCAAGGCTCTTGCGGAAGCGCTCCGGGATGGCGTCAATGTCGAGACCCGCACGCGCCAATTGCTCGCCGAGCAGGTCGCCCAGGATTACGCCGCCGGCGCCAAGCAGATTTCTCAACTCGGCGAACATGCCACGGCCCAAAAGACCGTCAACGATGCGCTCGCATCCGGCAAGACCACGGTCGCTGATGCAAATCAGCAAATGCAGATCGAGATCGCGCTGGCGAACCTTCGCGTCGCCAAGGCGCTCGCGCTGGCGCAAGGCTATACCGCCGAAGCGAATGCGCTGCAGAAGATCATCGATAAGTTGCCGGCGGCGTTCGCAAACGACAATGCCGAGACGCGCCGCAATCAAGCGCTCCGGACCGTTTCGGGCCAGAACGATCAGATCGAAATCGCGAAACGCGAGATCGAACTGCAAGGCGCGAGCGAGTCGGCACGCGAAGTCGAACTGGCGCAGTTGCGGGCCAAGCAACAGCTTCTCCAGCAGGGCATCGACCTGGGCAGCGACGAGGGCAAGCAGATCGTCGCCAACGCGGGCGAGATCGAGCGCCTCAACCAGCAGCTCCAGCTTGCCACGGCGTCGCGCGGCGAGCTGGAAAGTACATTCGACAGCGTGTCGAGCCGCTGGTCCGATTTCATCGTCCAGGGCAAATACGACTGGGAGAGCTTCGCAAAAGCCGGACTCTCGGCCATGCAGGACATTGAGAGCGAAATCATCAAGCTCGGCGCAATCAACCCACTCAAAAACCTGCTCTTCGGCGAAAAAAATCCGACCTTAGACAGCGTGGGCGGCATCATCGGCGACATCTTGGGCAACGGCAAAAGCACGACCGCCGCCGCAGCGTCGAGCGGAACCTGGATTTCCGCGGCGGAAAGTTGGCTGGCCGGATTGTTCCACGAAGGCGGCATGGCGGAAGCGGCGAACAGCAATCGCGCCCTGCCGGCGAACGTGCTGCGATTCGCGCCGCGTCTTCATGCTGGCGCCTATCTCGGCCCCGACGAAGTCCCCGCGATCCTGCAGACGGGCGAACGCGTGCTCAACCGGGCGCAGACGCGCGACTACAACGCCGGCGGGAGCCGTCCCATGCAGGTCAATCAGTACATCCAGACCACGAGTCCTCGCGCTTTCCAGGCGAGCAAGGGGCAAGTGATGTCGTCCCTGGTCCGCGGCATGCGGGCTGCTGCGGCGAGGATGTGAAGCTATGCCGACTCCATTTCTCAACACGCCTTTCCCCGATGCTGTCGCGAAAGGAGCCACCGGCGGACCGACATTCCTGACCGATGTTGTCACGCTCGGATCGTCCGCAGAACAGCGGAACATCTGCTGGGAACAGGCCAAATGTAAATTCAACATCGGGACCGGAATCCGGACCCGCGCCCAAATGGCCGCCGTCGTCGCGCACTTCCGCGTGGTGAAGGGGCGCGCTTACTCGTTCCCGTTCAAGGACTGGTCGGATTACGACGCTGCCGATGTGCAGACAGTGCAGGTCAGTTCGACGGTCTACCAGCTCGTCAAGCGCTACAGCACCACCGGCGGAACGCACGTCCGCACCATCACGAAGCCGAAGAGCGGAACAGTCGTCGTCAAAGTCAACGGTTCGATCGTTACGCCCGCTTCGATCGATTATCTCACCGGTCGTGTGACGTTCTCGTCGGCGCCGGCGCAGACGCCGACCGCCAGCTTCGAGTTCTACGTCCCTGTCCGTTTCGACATGGATCATCTGCCGATCCAGGTCGAAAGCTGGGATCAGCAAACCGTGACCCAAATCGATCTTATAGAGGTCCCGGAATGAAAACCCTCGATCCCGGATTTGCGACCCATATTGCCGAAGGTGTGACGACGTTGTCCTGGTGCTGGCGTGTCGTCCGCAAAGACGACGCGGTGCAGGGTTTTACCGATCACGACGCCGAACTCAGCTTCGACGGATTGACCTACATGGCCGCGAGCGGCTTCACGGCATCGCAGGTTCAATCGTCCCTCGGGCTGTCCGTCGACAACCTCGAAGTCTCGGGCGCTCTTTCCGCGGACGATCTCAACGAGGACGATCTTGCCGCCGGTCTTTACGACGGCGCTCTGGTCGAAATCTGGCGCGTGAACTGGTCGAACCCGGATCAGCGCGTTCTCATGCGCAAAGGGACGCTCGGCGAAGTCAAGCGCGGAAAGACTGCGTTTCAGGCGGAAATTCGCGGCCTTATGCAACAGCTAAGTCAACCGGTCGGCCGCGCCTTTTGCTACGCCTGCGATGCGGATGTCGGGGATGCACGCTGCACCATCGACATTACGACAGCGGCCAGGAAGGGTGCCGGGACCGTGGCAACGGTTACCGACAATCGCCGCTTCGCCGCCGCCGGGCTTTCTGCTTTTGCAAACGGATGGTTTGCCGGCGGCAAACTGACCTGGACGAGCGGCAACAATGCCGGCCATGCGATCGAGGTCAAGCGCCATAGCAAGACCTCGGCTTCAGTACTCTTCGAGATTTGGCAGGTGGCCGCCGTCAATATCGCGACCGGCGATACCTTCACAGTTACGGTGGGCTGCGACAAGCAGTTCTCGACCTGCAAAAAGAAGTTCTCCAACGCAGCCAATTTCCGCGGCTTCCCCTATATGCCCGGAAACGATGCGGTGATCGCCTACGCCAATTCCAACACGGATATGGATGGAGGCTCACGCTATGGCAACTGATCCGGACATGATCGTCGCCGCCGCGCGCGGTTGGATCGGTACGCCCTATGTGCACCAGGCGAGCGTCAAGGGCGCGGGCTGCGATTGCCTCGGCTTGTTGCGCGGAGTGTGGCGCGAGGTGAAGGGGGCCGATGATCCCGAACTCCTGCCGCCCTATTCGCCGGATTGGGCCGAGGCCACGAATGAGGAAACCTTGCGCGACGGCCTGGCGCGCCATCTCAGCGAGATCGACATAAAGAGCATCGCTATCGGCAATGTGGCGCTGTTCCGCATGGTGGCGAACGGACCGGCCAAGCATTGCGGCATCGTGGCAAAGAAGGATGGCGCGCCGACCCTCATCCACTCGCGGCAGAACAAGCGCGTCAGCGAGGAAGAGTTCTCGCAAGCCTGGCGGCGCAAGCTCGCTTATGCCTTCGAGGTTCCGTAAATGGCTACCCTCGTTCTCGGGCTTGCCGGAGCGGCAATAGGATCGCAGATCGGCGGCACAATTCTGGGCGTTACTGCCGCCTCGATCGGCGGGATGATCGGTAGTGTGGCTGGCAGCGTCGCCGACAAGTATCTCTTCGGAACCACGACCAAGGGTCCGCGGCTCTCCGATACGTCGTTGCAGACCTCGACCGAGGGCGCCAGCATCTATCGCGTAGATGGCAGAATACGAGTCGCCGGACAGATCATCTGGGCGACGAAATATAGGGAATCGACCGACACATCCGGCGGTAAGGGCAGCGGTAATTCGACCAAAACATATTCCTATTCGATCTCGTTCGCCGTCGGATTGTGCGAAGGCATAGTCAAAAAACTCGGTCGCATCTGGGCCGACGGCAATTTGATCGATCCGACCAATTCGGAATATGGACCGCCTACGATCCGGTTCTACCAGGGCACCGAGACCCAAACCGCCGATCCGCTGATTGAGGAAACCGAAGGCGAGGGCAACACGCCGTCCTATCGCGGGCTCTGCTATGTCGTGATCGAGGATTTGCTGCTCACTCAATTCGGCAATCGTATTCCGCAATTGCAGTTCGAGCTGATCCGCTCGATTACCGCAGACGAACATGAGGACGCACTGGAAAATGTCCTCTCCTCCGTCAATCTCATTCCCGGCGCCGGCGAATTCGTCTATGCCACGACGGTCGTCGTCAACGATGACGGAGAAGGAACCACTGCGCCGGAGAACCAGGCCAATTCTTCGGGGGTCACGGACGCGGTTTCCTCGCTCGACGATCTTGAAAACAGTGCGCCAAACCTAAAATCGGTGTCGCTCGTGGTGGGTTGGTTCGGCGACGATCTGCGCGCGGGCGAATGCACCATCAAGCCGAAAGTCGATAATAATTCGAAATCGACCTATGGCGAATATATCGACGACGACGGCAACACCAAGAAAACCGATTACGCCTGGTGGGTGGACGACAAAAAACGCTCCGAGGTCGGGGTCGTCTCCTATGTCGATGGCTTTCCCGCTTACGGCGGCACGCCATGCGATAGGTCGGTCAAGCAGATCATTGCCGACATCAAATCGCGCGGCTGGAAGGTGACGTTTTATCCCTTTGTGTTCATGGACATTGCGTCCGGCAACGCGCTGCCCAATCCGTACTCGAACAATGCCGCGGCAAACGGTCAGCCCGCCTATCCCTGGCGCGGTCGGATTACTTGCAGTCCGGCGTCGGGCTACGCCGGCAGCGTGGACAAAACCAGCGCCGCCGCCACCCAGGTCGACGCCTTTTTCACCGGCACTTGGGGTTACCGGCGCATGGTACTGCATTACGCCGACCTTTGCGTCGAGGCGGGTGGGGTCGATGCTTTCATCATCGGCTCGGAACTTCGCGGCCTGACGCGCGTGCGCAGCGATGCTTCCACCTATCCGGCGGTTGCGGCCTTGAAAACCCTCGCGGCGGACGTGAAGGCCATCGTGGGGTCGAGCTGTAAGGTCGGCTATGCGGCGGACTGGTCGGAGTACAACAACCACCAGACCGGCGACGCGGCGGGCGCGGTGCGTTTCAACCTCGATCCCTTGTGGTCGGACAGCAACATCGATTTCATCGGCATCGACAATTACATGCCGTTGGCGGACTGGCGCGACGGCACAATGCATCTCGATTATGACGCGACTAACGGCCCGACGACGCCGCACGACCGCGACTATCTGCAATCGAACATCAAGGGCGGCGAGGATTACGACTGGTACTACGCCAGCGATGCCGACAGAGATTCGCAAACCCGCACGTCAATTACCGATGCAACCTATGGAAAACCGTGGGTATGGCGCCAGAAGGACATCTGGAACTGGTGGAGCAATCTCCACTACGACCGCCCCAGCGGCGCCGAAAGCAGCTCACACACGGCCTGGGTGCCGCAGTCAAAGCCGATCCGCTTCACCGAACTGGGCTGTCCCGCCATCGACAAGGGCGCCAACCAGCCGAACGTCTTCTATGATCCGAAATCGAGCGAGAGCTTCCTGCCGTACTATTCGAACGGCCAGCGCGACGATCTCATGCAGCGCGCATTCTTGGAAGCCCACCTTAATTACTGGGCACTAGACGCCAACAATCCGACATCGACCGTCTATTCCGGCAAGATGGTTGCGGCCGATTACGTCGCGGTGTGGTGCTGGGATGCGCGTCCCTTCCCGTTCTTCCCGGCGCGCAAAGATTTGTGGGCGGATTCGGACAACTACACGCTCGGCCATTGGTTGAACGGCCGATTGGGATCCGTACTGCTGGCGGACCTGGTCACCGAGATTTGTGAAGGCTCCGACTTTACCGCCTACGACGTGTCCAATCTTTCCGGTTTGGTGACCGGCTACGCCCGCACTTCGACCATGAGCGCGCGCGACGAATTGGAACCGTTGGCTAACGCCTTCTTCTTCGACGGCGTCGAAAGCCAAGGGTCGATCAAGTTCCTGATGCGCGGGCGGCCGGAAGCGACGGCAATCGCAGAAGATGACCTCGTTGTCGAACCGGACGGCGATACCAATTTCGGCTTCGCGCTGACGCGGGCGCAGGACAGTGATCTGCCGCTGGCCTACCGCCTTACCTTCATCGACGCCTCGAACGGTTATGAGCAAGGTTCCTATCAGGCCCGACGACTTGTCGGGAATTCCAACCGCGTCGCGGAAACGCAAATTCCCCTTGTGATGGATCGCACTCAGGCCGGCGGAGTCGGCGACCGTCTGATCCAGGAAGCATGGATCGGCCGCGAAACCGGCGCGTTTTCCTTGCCGCCTTTGTATCTCGCGCTCGATCCCTCCGATGAGGTCACGGTTACCGTCGGCGGGCGGGCCCGGCGCATGCGCGTGACCGAAATCAACGATACCGAGTCGCGGGCACTGACAACCGTTGCTACCGATCCTTCGATTTACGAGAGCGTCTCCGGTGCGGCGCGCGACACCGGCACGACCAGCCTGACAAAGGTTACCGGCCGCGCGCTTGTCGTGTTCATGGACATGCCGGCGCTATCGGACACCGATTTCGCGCGGGCCTGGGCGCCGCACGTCGCGGCCTATGCCGACCCGTGGCCCGGCAAGGTGCAAATCCTGAAAAGCCCCACGGATTCGAATTATGCACTCGATACGTCGATCACAAAGCCGTCCGTCATCGGCAAGACGATGTACGACTTCTATTCCGGTCCGTTGTGGCGCTGGGACCGCATCAACGATTTGTACGTCGAACTGTCCACCGGAACTTTCTCGTCAACCGACGACATCGGTGTCTATAACGGAGCCAACGTCTTAGCGATCCAAAATGCTGATGGCTGCTGGGAGATTGTTCAATTCCGCGATGCCGACCTGATCGGGGAAAAACAATGGAAACTGCATAATCTCTTGCGAGGCCAGCGTGGTACCGAAGAGCAGATGCGCAGCCCGGTCTCTGCCGGCGCTCGCGTCGTCGTTTTGGATCAGACCATCACACAACTTGGTCTCGCACAATCGGAAGCCCGAAGTCAGTTCAATTGGAAATGGGGTCCGCAGGACAAACCCATTTCCGATCCGGCCTACCAGGGTGCGCAACTCTCGTTCGAAGGTGTCGGCCTTAGGCCGTTCGCGCCATGTTATATGAACTGTTATTGGGATGGGGCAGGAAATCTCACGATCAGATGGATTCGTCGTGATCGTTCGCCAGCGGCCGACAGTTGGGACCAAGTAGAAGTTCCAATGAGCGAGGCGAGCGAAGTTTACGATGTCGAAATTCTTGATGGCTCCGGTGATGTCGTGCGGACGTTCAGTTCTTTGACGTCATCGATCCTCAGTTATTCGGCGGCACAGGTCGCTTCCGACTTCCCCTCGGGAATACCGTCGCCATTCGAGTTCAACGTCTATCTACTTTCGTCTGTCCTTGGACGCGGGATCGCCGCGACAGCGCAAATCTTTTTTTCGTTCTGATCGAGGACTTCCATGACCGTAACCACCCCGCGCCTGAAAATTCAGCAACTTGCAGCTTCTCAGGCGCAGAAGCATGTCACAGTCAACGAGGGCTTCGTCCAGCTTGACGCCCTGACAAACGCCTATTTCGCGAGCCGCTCGGTTGCGGCGCCGCCCGGCTCGCCAACGGACGGGACAACGTATCTCGTCGCCGCGAGCCCGACGGGCGCCTGGACGGGACAGGCGGGAAAGATCGCCTACGCGCTCGATGGCGCGTGGATATTTTATGCACCCTTCACGGGTCTGACCGCCTATGTCGTCGATGAGACAATTCTCATCGCTTACAATGGAAGCGCCTGGGTCGACTACTCGTCGCTGATCGCGCTTCAGAATGTGTCGATGCTGGGCGTGAACGCCACAGCCGACGCGACCAATAAGCTGTCAGTGTCCTCGTCCGCGATCCTGTTCAACAACATTGGCAATGGCGTTCAAGTAAAGGTCAACAAACACGCCGCGGCCGACACGGCATCCTTTCTGTTTCAGACGAATTGGTCCGGTCGCGCCGAAATTGGTACCACGGGCGACGACAATTTCCACTTCAAGGTGTCGGCAGACGGTTCATCTTGGTACGACGCGATTCAAATTGCCGGCGGGACCGGAGTTGTCACGATAGCTTCCACTGTTCTCACAAGCACGGACATTAACGGAGGTACAGCGGATAATATTGCTATCGGTCAGACGACGCCGGGGGCAGGCAAATTCACAACACTACAGGCAACGGGCGCCGTCACGCTCTCGCCGGCGTCTGCTGCGGTGGCAATTTCGCCGACTGGAACCGGAACCGTCACGATCTCGCCTGCCGGCGTGCTCACGATTAATCCAACCGCAGCCAGCACGATCAACAATACCAGCATTGGCGTCACCACCGCCGCGGCGGGGCGCTTTACGACACTCACGGCAACGGGCGCCGTGACCTTGAGCCCCGCTTCCGCTGCCGTTGCCATCTCGCCGACGGGGACGGGCACGGTCGCGATCAGCCCGGCAGGCGCGCTCACAATAAATCCGACAGCGGCCTCGACCATCAACAACTGCTCTGTCGGCGTGACTACGGCGGCAGCGGGCGTTTTCACGACACTGCAGGCAACGACCAGCCTCAAGATGCCGACCGTAGCCAACAGCAGCGTTGCCACGACAATGACGTCGCTCGGCCCAAGCGGCTCGCACACCACGATACAGGAATGGTTCGCGATCCTGAATGCCAGCGGCACGACCCGCTATGTCCCAGCCTACTAAGGAGAAAACGATGAAGAGGATTCAACTCGGCGCGATCGTGTTCATGGGAAAGGAAACCCCGGTCGCTGCCACACTTGTCAGCACTGTCAAAACCACTCCCGAAATTTCGGGGCAGATGGGGTGGGGTTTCGACGGCACTTACAAGCGCATGAAGATCGTTACGCGCCTTGAAGCTGCCGAAAAGTCGAACGCCGACCATGTGGACCTCGAAGACGCTGACTACGATCTCCTCATAAAGATCGTGACCCAAGACGCGCGCTATATGGCCGTCGATCAAGGCATCGTCGATCTTGTAAACCGCGTCCGGAACGCGGCTGACCCCGAAGTTCTGCAGGCCGCTTAGCGGCAGTCAATCTCCAAAAGTCTACCCGCCCGGCCCGAGTGCCGGGCTTTTTGTTGAGAGAAACAACGATGCAGAGCTATTGCGGCCCCATCGCCGGGGCACCGTGGGACGTGAAGCGCTGGCCGCATTTCACCGCGCGTGAAATAGCGTGCCCGTGCTGCGGCGAGATCATGATCTGGCCCGAGGCGCTCGATGCGATCGAGCGTGTTCGGCAGGATCTCGGCGAGCCGACCCGTATCAATTCCGGGCACCGCTGCGCGCTTCACAATGCGCATATCGGCGGCGCGCCGCTGTCGCTTCACAAACGCTTGGCGTTCGACGTGGCACTTGCCGGGCACGACCCGGCGTCCCTTCTCGCGGCGGCGCGCAGGGCCGGCTTCACCGGCTACGGCTTCGGCCAGACGTTTCTTCATCTCGATACGCGGGCCAGGCCCGCGCAGTGGTTCTATGGCGAAAGGAGCAAGGCAAAATGGACATCGGTTCTGTCTTAGACGCGGGCTTGTCGGGTGGGCTTTTCGGTCTTCTCGGAAACGTCGTCGGCAAGGTCATCGGCATTTTCGAGGCGAAACAGACATTCGTCCAAAAGAAAGAGGAATGGGCGCACGAAGAGCGTCTGCTGGACATGCAGACCAAGGCAAAAGCCGAGGAGACCGAGCAGGAACTAGCGGTCACGGCATCGTCAGGATCGTGGGGCGGCCTGACCGAAAGCCTCAAATCGGAGGTTTCGATCGGGTCGACCTATCCGTGGGTCAATGCGGTGCGCGCTCTGGTGCGGCCGGCGCTGACGATGGGGCTGGCCGGATTCCTCTGCGCGGCGTTCTTCGCGATGACGCCCGGCGACATCGATCGCGCCTACGTGGCGGACTCGCTCGTCTTCGCGGCCGTGACCGCGATCGTGTGGTGGTTCGGCGACCGTGCACCGAAGAAAACGCGATAGCGAAGAGGAGAGCTATAGATGGCCGCAGGCGATAACGCACATGCCTCATACCGCGAGAGGCTCGCTCGACTGGAAGAGGCAGTTGCGACGATCAAGTCCAACCAGGAGAGCCAAGATCAGAAGCTGACATCGATCAAGACGACGCTCGACCAGATGACCGGCGGCAAGAAAATGCTGCTAGCGATCTTCGCCATCGTTGGTGCGATCGGCGCGGTCATCGGCGCAACTGCCACATTCATAACGGCAGCGGCGAAAGGGATGTTGCGCCCCTAGCGCATCCTAAATTGCGAACCTGCCCTTGCTACCCCCGGTCTCGCCGACGGGCACACGAATTGTGAAACCGTGCAACCGGTGCGACGCTCGCAGCTAGATTGTCGCGGAGGAGAATCCGATGCCACGCAAGAAACAGCGCAAAGGGCAGCAGGGAGAGCATCGCCTGCTCATGTTTGAGATCAAGGAATGGGAGCCGAGCTATTCTTTTTCGACAAATCACCAGAAATACGCCGAAACAGACTATTCGGAATATGCGGAACTTCACTTGAAGACGGTTTGCATATACCCGGACAAATTTGCCGGACGCTCCGCAAGCATGGACATATCGAGCCGCAGGGGGCTCCTTATTCCCTTTGACCCGCGTCGCGATCCACGCGATAAGCCGACCGAGATAGGCTTGCTTGAACTCCCACCTTCCGGAGGCAGATTCTACGGCGGTGTGCCGCATGAAACGATGTCGTTTCTGCTGTCGGGGCTTGTCGCGGAGAGGTTCCGGTATGTGACCCTATCGGGAAACAGCTTGCCGCGTAGTGCTTTCTTTTGCACCGAATTTGGCTTCCAGCGCACGTCGGATTAAAGCGCGTCCCTGCGGGATCTGGCTCTAGGCGTTGCCCCGAACCCGCAAGCGGTTTCGGCCATTCGGTAACGATCCCTCGCGCCGATCAGAAATTGGTCACATTCTTTGCGGGCTTGCTCACTTCGGAGTGGAGCCCGACCTCTAGCCCTCGCAGATCAGCCTTTGGGCGGGGTGGCCAAGGGTCAGGATCGAACGGCCGATCGCCGCGACGAGCCTGCGCTTGCCGCAATCGGGGCAAGTGTCGCCTTCGTGCCAGCGTTTGAACCAGACCATGACCGCCCCCCATCCTTGATCGCGAGGCTTCGGTGACGGGCGCACCGGCTTCTCAACAGGTAGTGGCTGGACTTCGAGCTGATTTTGTTCTTCAATTGTTCTCATGCTCTATCCAACGGATTTCACCCGACACACGCCGATGACGGAGGAGGAGGCCGTCAATGCGATCCACATGGCAGTGCTGCTCAAGCTGCGGTTCTTGTGCGCCGTGAAGGGAAAATCGATGGAAGATCAGTTGCGCGCGTCCGGCGTCAATTGGTTTGCTCGGGAGGTCGCCGAACAGCTGACCTTGAGCAACGTCGCTCTGTTCAAGGGACCGCCATCGGGCCACCACAGCACCTCCGGCCATAGCGATGTGCAGATGCCTTGA